TAGAGGAAGCACGAGGATTTGATTACCCCGATTGCTATTATTTATATTCAGATTAATAATATTAATAGAATTAATTTAATAATAAAATACAGTAATTTTAGCTTGTATTTTAGCTTGTATTTTCAAGAAAATATGAAAGCCTTTTTAAATTAATTGTATTATCTATTGCAATCTTATGTGTATCACTTACTTTAATCATAAAATATTTATTATATTTTATAATTTCTTCAGCCAAATAGAGTTGTTTTATTATTAAGAGCCAATAAGAATCGGGAGTGTCTCTGTTAAAAGTGGTATTCACTTGTTCAAGACTAATTATATCAGAAGGAAGTAAATAGTCACAAATGCCTATATTATTATTAGAAAGATATTCGATAATTGAATAGTTCATTTACATATATTTATATTTAGTATAATCGCTGTGAAAATAAAATTATTACAAATTAATTTTTATCTTTTAAAAAACAGAAAATTAATTAAAGATAAAAAGGTATGTATACAATATATGTCTGATCATGATAATTCTAATGCTCAAAATAAAAACAACAATGGATTAAGTAGCTCCGAAATAGATAGGCAGATTGATTATTGCCAAACTAATCTTAAAATTCTTTCACAAATTAAAGTAGGAGATAAATTATGTTTTGATACTGAAAGTAATAAATTCTGCATAGATGAATGGAGTTATACGCAGCCTTTAGTAAGATGGTGGACGAGCGAAGGTAGAAAACCCACTATTAAGGCAATTGAAGATTTTATATCCCAAGTATTTAAGACTATAGATAGTGTATATTCAAGTGAAGTTACAGATGGTTATTCTGATGTTAAAAATACATACTATACAAATATTGCTAATAAAAATGCTATATTTCATGAAGAAAATTCGACAATTTTACTAGATTTTATTAATGAGATTCGCAATGCTATTTCAGGTCTTAATAATTTAAAACAAACTTATACCAGAGATGTCGCTACCATATCATCACTTGACATTTCAATTGAAAAACTTAATGTCAGAGTAAAAAAAATACAGGGCATTTTACAAATTTCTAAAAGTGAGTAAATATGTATAATATTACTATACCTATTTACATTAGTGTTATTAGTATTGTCATCAGTATAACCATAATATATCCCCTATTACTAAGATATGGTTTAATTTGTTTGATACCAGGTTTTGTCTTATTTTTATCTAATACACGAAGAAACATTTCCGAAACTATGATACTTATAGTTAGAATAATAATAGCTTTCACTAATCCCATATAAATTATATAAAGATAAAAAGGATAAAATTTATATCTATGAAAAAAATTGGTATTGCTTGTATAAACCATATTAATGCGTTGGGATATAAAAATAAGCTACTATATTCCATACCAAGTGAACTTAAAATTTTTAAAGAAATAACCAATCAAACGACTTCGTCTAATAGACCTAATATTGTTGTAATGGGAAATAATACATTTCGCTCAATGAATTCAAGGCCTCTTAAAGATCGATTTAATTGTATTTTAAGCACTAATGCAGATTATCTTAACGAAATGAACAACGATTTAAATCTAAAATACTTTTTATCAATTAATGATATTCTTGAATTTGAAAAAAACAACAATAAGGATTTTAATAATATGTTTGTTTGTGGAGGAACCTCTGTTTATCAATATTTTATTAACAATAATTTACTCGATTATTTAATAATTTCCCAGATAAATAATCATGCTTATTCAAAAGCTGATACTTACTTTCCTAATTATAAGGATATTTTTGAAAAAACTTACAGCCATAAACATTATAATCAACCTTCAAAATTAGTTGAAACCAAGGAAGCATTAAATCTTGATTTTACTTATACAATATACCAAAATCCTAAAAGTAATTTATTATCACAAAATTATCTCAATAGTTTGAAAAATATGATAGGTATTAACGATTCTCTTGTTAAAATCGATGAAATAATTGATAAGCCTAAAGTTACTGATAATGAATATTCATATCTTAACGCATTATCGGATGTTCTTCGTAATGGAAGTATACGTGAAACAAGAAATTCAAAAACCATATCTAAATTTGGTGTAAATATGAGTTTTGATATATCTAATAGTTTTCCTCTCTTAACCACCAAAAGAGTATATTGGAATGGGGTTATTAAAGAATTATTGTGGTTTTTAAATGCTAATACTAATGCTAATGATTTGCATAAAGATAAGGTAAAAATTTGGGATGGTAATTCTTCGCGGGAATTTTTAGATTCAAGAGGACTAACTCACTACGAAGAAGGAGATTGTGGACCAATTTACGGCTTTCAGTGGAGAAATTTTAATGCTAAATATAAAGGTATGGATATATCTCATAAAGGAGACGGTGTCGATCAGCTTCAATCAATTATTGACCAAATTAATAATGATCCTACTTCACGCCGTATGATAATGAGTGCTTGGAACCCAACTCAATTAGATGAAATGTGTCTTCCACCATGTCATGTTTTGTATCAATTTTATGTAAGAATTGATAGCGAGGGTTGTAAACATTTATCATGCCAAATGTATCAACGGTCTGGAGATATGTTTTTAGGAATTCCATTTAATATCGCATCAACATCAGCCTTGACATATATTTTATGCCATATGACAGGGTGTAAGCCAGATAAAGTTATTATTAATATAGGTGACGCGCATGTATATGGAGAGCATATTGATGCTGTTAATAAACAATTAGCCAGAACACCGTGCGATTTTCCTAATTTAAGAATACTTGGTTTACCCAAGAAAAATATTGAAGATTATAAATTAGATGATTTTGTAATTGAAAATTATAGAAATCAAGGTGCTATCTTCGCTCCTATGATAGCTTAATAACACTATATTGTAAGTATTTTTAAACATTAGCAAATTGTTTAAAGATAAGAGTATATCAATGATTATATGTCAACAATATTTGAAAATACAAAAGAATTATGCTATGATAAATTATCGCCAGCAAATGACTTTTATTCCTATGTAAATCAAGAATGGTTAGATAATCCAATGAACAGTATTCCAGATGATTATTCTTCTTGGGGTGGATTTACAAAATTACATGACGATGGTCTTAAAAATCAAATAAGTATGGTTAAAAATATGACTTCAAAGAATATATACGATTTGAACCCAGAACAACAAAAAATAGTATCAATTTGGAATGCTTCATCAGAAAGATTTAAAAAATGGTCACAAAATGAATCTGATTATACACCTATTGTAAATGAAATAAATATTCTCAATAGATATATAGACCATACAGTTCTAAAAAATCACACTTCGGTCCATCTAAATAATATCGCGGATTATTTACATTATAGTCAAGAAACAGGAATAGGAAATGTATTAGATTTTGACAAAGGAAGTGATTTATTAGTAACTAACAACATTGTCCTCGATCTAAGCACATGCGGTTTATCTTTACCTACACGGGATTATTATTTAGAAGATTCATACTCAGATAAGTTTAGTATGTTTAAAACACATCTTAATAATGTTAAGACGCTTATCGAAAAAAATACAGATATTAAATTAGATGTCAATTTTGTTGATAATATTGTTAATTTTGAGACAAAGATAGCTAAATACACTATGAAACCAGAACAATCGCGAAGATACGATGAATATTATACTAATACAGATTTAGTGGAACTATACAAAAATATTAATAACATCAAAACATTAGATATAAAACATGATAACTATGAAGACGATGATAAAAATTTTGTATTAAATATGGAACAAGTTGCTTCAGGAGAAGTATTTTTTGAAAGGCTTTATAAATTATTTAATTTTAGACAAATATTAAAAACTAATAAAGACAAAAATTTTAATTCGTTAGATGAAAATAAACCAAAAACAGAACATATTACAGTTTATGATGGAGATTCAATAAGAAGATGCCTTGACTTAATTTTTGAACCTAAAAATTTAAGAGAGTATAATAGTTTTTTAACATATAAAATTATCAAATCATTTTATAGTATAAGCTCTAAAGAATTAGATGATGAATTTTTTGACTTTTATCAAAGAAAAATGAATGGGCAGAGTAAAAAAAATCCTGAAGATAAAAGAAATATAGGAATCGTTAATCAATTGGCCGGCGAAATGATGGGTAAAATTTATGTTGAAAAATACTTTTCACAAGAGGATAAAGCTACCATAGAAAATATGATCGAAAGTGTTTTATCAATAATGAAAGAATCACTTGAAAATAATGATTGGTTAACAATTCCTACCAAAAAAGAGGCGCTTCATAAATTAAGTAAATTTTCATTTAAAATAGGTTACCCAAATAATTGGAAAGATTATAGTAAGCTGAATATACTACCTAATATGTCACTATATCATATTCTTAAAGAATCAAAAAAATGGGCATTACAGGTAGAATTTTATGATAAGATTAATAGTAAGGTTGATAAAAATGAATGGCATATGACACCACAAACTGTTAATGCTTACTATAGTCCTACACTAAATGAAATCGTATTTCCAGCAGCTATTTTACAACCTCCTTTCTACCATAAATCGGTAGATTCAATTGAATCATATTTAGATAATAATAATGAATTAAATATAACTCCTAAAGATGATATTATATTAGCAGCTAATCTAGGAGGCATAGGAGCGGTTATCGCACATGAAATTACACATGGCTTTGATGATCAGGGTCGTAAATTCGACTCAGATGGTAATCTTAATAATTGGTGGACAGAAGATGATGTAAAATTGTTTAATCTTAAATGTGATAAAGTTAAAAATATTGCAGCAGATTATAAATATATTGCACCGTCAAGCAAAGTAGACAAAGAATCAAATGTTCATAAAATGAATCCTGAATTAACTATGGGTGAAAATTTAGCAGATTTAGGAGGATTAAGTTTGGCATTAAAAGTATTATCAAAACATCTTCTTAACAATACTGAATATGAAAATAAACAAGTTCAATCAACGTATAGAGTTTTTTTCAAATCATGGGCAAATATTTGGAAATTAAACATTAAACATGACCGTAAACTAATGTTACTAAGTTGTGATCCTCATGCCCCTTGCGATTTTAGAGGCAATCTTGTTAAAAACTGTAATGAATTTTATAAAGCTTTTGATGTTAAAGAAGGTGATAATATGTATTTACCTGAAAACGAACGTCTTGTTATGTGGTAACTATAGATTAATTACAAAATAAATATATAAAAATAAAGTATTTTATATATATATGCCTCGAGGATACAAGCCACGAAATAAACGTACATACAACACGGCATCCAAAAAAATGCCACCGCCCCCTGCTAAAACTCCAAATAATCCAACTCAACAAGGAAATGGATTAGGTCAATCATTTTTAGGAAATATGTTTCAGGGATTTTCATTTGGAGCAGGAAGTCAAATCGCGCGTGAAATGTTTGGAGGATTTGGTAATAGTCAGCCTGCTCCTACACCTATATTAGAACCAATACCATTATACAATGGATCTAATGAATGTGAGATTTTAAGAAAACAACTTTCACAATGTAATGAACAATATGTCCACGATTGTGAGTATTTATCTAAATATGTTGAATCTAAATGTAACTAAATAAAGTCTAATATAGATGAAACCGGTCTAATTGGTAAAACTGTTGAAAATTTGGTTTTCAAGAGTCTTTTATATTTTTTTTTACATATCTTTCTTCTGTGTTTTTTCCAACAATTTACACTGTTGTAATATATGCGATATTTTATATGTCTTAAAGCAGATTCCTTAGAAGGATTATAATATGAATATATTGAATTTTCATCAAGAATAAATTGGTCTAAAAAGGGAAAAGTAATATCTATTTTTGGATATATTTCATTAGAAGGAACAAGTTCATCAATTTTTTCATTTATTTTTAAATATTGACCTAATAAATAATCTCTTCTATTAAATGGAGTATAACAAAGTGTATCTAAATTTCGACATAATCCACAGTATCTGGCTTTTTTTGTATCATCGTAATCTTCCTCAGTAATTTTATTTTCTTTGTTACAAATCAAACATAACCAAATCATATATCTATTTAAATGATAAGATTTAAATAGTTATATGTCAAATTTTGCTGTATCCCTATTTTATTTATACGTGGTTTATGAATGTTTTACATTATCATGTATTGTTTTAGACCATTTGGTATTTAACTATCTTTTACTACTTGAAATATTAATAAAAAAAATACTCGTTTATCCAACTATTATTTATATTAATACGGCATTTGGAATGGCTCTTATTTTTGCTTACAATGTATTAAAACTAATTTTACAAAATCTGAAAATCGGGGAGATTATTTATAGATGAATGAATAGGCATCGGCGTAGTGCTAGTAATCTCTATGCTGTCTTTATCTAATATTGAATTTGTTTCTTTGGACTTATTTTTTTTCTTACACAAGGTTACATTGCACATTCCAAAATTATGACACCATTTAGCAATTACACATGTCATAAATGTAAGTATACTTACTAGAATAACAATATTTTCTGTGTCCCATGTAAACTTTTTGGGACAATTAGATACTCTTTCTGTAATGAAAATACCCTGTTTATTTAGATGTTCTTTATTAAAACTATAATTGTTATTATTTTGATCATAAATAGAAATGTTTCGTGTCTGAATATTATTTACACATTGAGACCAATCTCCTACAATAATAGACAAATTAATCATTTTCTCAAAAAGTTGATGGTTTGCAGTATTATTCATTTTTTTAATATGAAACTTCAATAAATATTTTCAAATTTTAAAGGCAATGTATTATGAATAGTTGTTTTATAATATTTATAGGTAAAATATTAATATACCTATAAATATTTTTAGATTGGTTATGGTAATGAAATTAAAAATAAATTTGAGACAATTTATAACATATTTTAATATTAAAAAAAATGCCAGATAAATTTGATCCAGTTATTACTTCATTTTCTGTAGAAAAGAAAAAGTATATGCCCAGTTTGTATTATAAATATTTTAATGGTTTATGGAGAAATGGTAATCAACAATCAACATATGAACTAACTATTTCTGTAAGACGTGCGTTAACTAATAATACATCGTCTCAAACATCTGATGAAGATTATCAATGGGTTCAACATATTTATAATATTATTAGAACTCATCCTGAAAAGTATGGCAAACTTGCTCTAAGTGATGATTGGTGTCATTATTTTAATGACGAACAGCTAAATAATTTTCAAGATCTTGTAGAAAATACAGATTAAGTTTTAAATAATAGTTGACATTCACCATTCTCAATTTTTAAAATATTATATGCTGTGGTATACAACGTGATGTCATATTTAATATTTTTTTTGTCTAAACTTTCGTTATCAAATGGAGAATTTAACTTAAATAAGAGTTCTATTGACTCAAAATTAGAAAAGTTACATGCACCGGATGGTTGAAAATCTTCCGGATTAATCGAAAAACTATAAACCATAACTCCTTTAGGAAGTTTTCCAGTATGATGATTATAAGGTTGAATTTTATTGTAATAACTATATTCACGTGCTCCTAATCTTACATCTCCATTTAGTTTAAGTTCTAATGTTTTCACGATATTTTCATTAAAATATTTATAATTATCATTATCAATTGCTGGAATATCTTTGATATCTCTAAATTGCCATAAATTTACTAATCTTGTAAGATCTTCATTATTAGGAGCTTCGTTAGCACTAATTCTATTTTTATTTATATCACTAATTAGTTTTATATTAGATTCAGTATCACTTGTTATAATATATTCTTCGGGGGTCTTATTGATAATAGGATAAGTATTATTAGTCCCATTTATTTTGAATATAAATTCATTGTCGTTAGTTGAAATAACTGGGTCTACTGTTTTAGAAGAATTTGTTCTAAATAATCCATAAAAATATAATGGTGATATATTTGTGGGAAGTGCTTCAATATTATAATAATTTTTAGTTTGTCCATTAACACTATCAACTAAAGGCAATGTGCTATTAAGCATTTGGCTATAAAATCTTGATAATTCCCTATGTTTTCGGATAATTTTGTTATAATAATCAAAACATAATTTATATAGGTAATTTTGATAACTTAATATATTCACATCATCTAATGAATCTAAATTAGTATAATTTGAATGCTGATTTATTGCTATTAAATCATCTCTTTTAGGAACTACATATACTTCTTTGGTAGGATTAAATAATTCAACTGATAATGTAGACTCATTAATATTTCCTAAAAACTCAGATTTAGAAACTCTTTCAATTAAATATCTATGCTCAAAGTTTTTAAGTAGCTTAGATTCTTCATCGCTAAGATAAACATAATTTACACCAAGTGCTGGTTTTAATAACCACGAATCAATTTTATGACTTATAGCTTCAGGACGTATAAATTTTGTTCTTGTAATAATATCATCATTTACCTGGAAATTTATTGCGTCACCGTTTAAATTTTTTGAATTTAATACTGTAAGTGTATCTGTAACTCCTATATGATATAATTGTTTAATTGGTTTTAACTCTATTTCTAATTTTACTGGTATTTTACTCAATGAGATTAGAGGAACTTCTTGACCGGTATATTTACTAAACCAAAAGGGTATAGGAACAATAATTCTTTCACTATCAGTATTAGGTATATTGTCAGTTTGGGTATATTGAGCATATCTATCTTCAATATTTCTATATCCACTATATAAACTATCTACATTACCTATAAGTTTATTGTAAACTTTTAATTGTTCTCGAGTAAGATTAGTATTATTGTATATTTCAATATATTCACCCTCAATAGTTTCTATTAATTGTGTGCCTATAAATATTTTGATACTGTTTATTATTGCTGAACCTAAGTTTTTTACCCATCTAAATGGATAATCTTTAGTGACATTAGGGATATCAAATTCCAAGTTAATTCCAGATAAAAGGTCACCATATGAAGGTATTTTAGCAAATAATGTTGTAGGTAAATCATAATTTAATGATTTCGCGCCTTCAAATTCTACTTTAATATTCTGCATGGCAAAATTGGAATGACGCTTATAAACTACCTTAAAATAAGATTTTTCAGGATTTCCAGTGAAAAAAATATCTTGATTTCCCATAGCAGCGAGTTGTAATAAAGCACCCGTCATTTATAATATAGCTATGTAATAATCTTTAGTATATGATTGTTATAATAAAGAATATTTATATTTTGAATAATAATTCTGCCATTCCTGATTTAATTTCAAGAACATTGTAATACTTCATATAGAGTAATATATCGTATTTGTATTTTTCAGTTATTGCTAAATTTTGATCTATATCTTTAAGTTTAATCTCAAATCTAATATTTTTTATTTCACCCAAATTACTGCTTCCACTGGGATCATATTTATCTGGATGTATAGCAAAACTATATAGATTTATACCTTTTAACATATTACTGTGGTGCATAAAAGATTGAATTTTACTAAAATATTGATGGTCCTTTCTATTTACACGATTCGTTTCATCGAAATCAAAACTAATATTTTCTATTATATTTTCACTAAAAAATTTAAAATTATCCATATTAATTGATGGGATATCTGGATATTTTCGATAGTTCCAGTTATCTATAAGGTCTTGTATATTTTTATTAGATAATTTAGATTCATCACTGATATTATATCCAGTTCCATCTATTGTATGATTTATTGTCTCATCTGTAAATTTTGCTAAATAATGTATTGCTGTTTCAATACTATTATCATTATTACTAATTTCCTTTGATAACTGATAAAAATAGGTTTGTTCTATTTCTGAGATAAATTTATCATAATCATTGTCATAATTAGTGAAATTTAACCAGTTGTTTGTATTTTTAACATCATTTCTTCTTGGAACAATAAGTATTTCTTTACATGGATGATGGGGCATTGCGTTAGTAGGGTCATCTCTTATGTCTAACATACCTAATTTATTGTTTATTTCTAACTTAGTTATTGGCTCTACTACATACTGTAGTGTAGATTCTTGAAAGTCTTTTTTAAGTTGTCCCTCTAAAAAAATATAATCTACATTAAGAATGGGATTAATATTCCATCTGTTATTTTCAAAAAAAGATAAAACGTCTGAATGATTTACAATATTCCCATCTTTATTAGGAATACTTACTCCTTTAACATCAGTTCTATCAAATGTTAAATTAGGAGAGGTAGTTGATATTGTGTATCTGTCATGATAATTTAGTAATTCTTTTAGTGGTCTAAGTTCTAATTCTATTATAGCATCATGATAAAGTAAACTTGAAATAGGTAAGGAAGCTCCAATATTTCTATGAAACCAGAATGGTATAGGTATATTAATATTTTGACTATTCGTACTAGGTATAGAATTATTGGCAGAATTGATATAATTGGATTGTTCAGTATGGGTAAATGTGTTGTAATTTTCTTTTTTATAAGACAATTTATCTTTACAAACCAATTCATTAAGTTTTGATAATTTATCGGATGAATTTGAAATATTATTATAGATAAACATATATTCGCTATCATAATCCTCTACTACTATACCACCAATAAGAATTCTAGCATTTTTTATTATAATATTACCTATATTGTTTGCCCAATGTAAGTGGATTTTATTCGTATCTTTATCAGAAAATATAGCAGGTAAATTTACTTCTAGAAAAAGTGTATTAATCAAATCACCATTTTTATCAAGTTTAAGTTTGATTTTAGTAGTAGAATCGTATGATAAATTACCTATAAATTCAAACTGAAGATCAATAGTTTGTATAGCAAAATTAGAATATTTATGGTAAACCTTTTTGAAAAAACTTATCTGGGGATTTTTTGTCAGATACGAGTTCTCTTTACCTTGTGAATAAAGTTGTAATTTAGCTCCAGTCATTTATAATATAAAAATAAATTTCCTTTAGCTTTATATTAATTAATTAAAGATTAGTTACTATAATTAGTTATTTAATGTCACTAACATCATATCAAAAAACTTTAGTTACTATAGATGTACTTGGTCCTTGCTTATCTACACTGTTATTTGTATTTTTAAGATATTCACGAAGAATATCATATAGTCTATGGCTTACATATCTTTTCGGAATAGGAATAGGTTGCTTATGGGAAATTCCATTTGGATTAGCTGGTGATAGCTTTCTTATAGCTTCATTTGACAATCCACTTGGCTTTGGAGTTCACATATTACACGCATTTTGGGACAGCCTGATTTTTCTGTTCGGTATGTATTTTATTCATATTTGGAATGATAATAGATATTGCGGTTTAGCACAATTAGGTATGCTTGTAGTATATGGACTCCTGCAAGAATTTTTAGTTGAATTAATATTCGATAATAATTATTGGTATTACCAGACTGACAATAGACATAACCCAGTCGTATTTACTATCAATGGAACTGGATATACATGTGTGCCTTATTTAGTTTGGATTATGTCCCCTATTCTATATCTAACAGGTGTTTTTTCAATTATAGATACTTATGGACCACTAAGAAAAGATGGAAGAAGAGAGATAAATGATTCAAGGTGTAAAAATCTTATTGAAAAAGGAGAAGATGAAGATTCGTGGCCTTCTGTATCAACAACTATAACAACTTTATAATTATTCAAGTTTAATGTATCTGTTTTTAATACTTGGTAACTTTTTATAATTATTGAATTTTGCGACTAATTCATTGTATTTTGTAGAAAATATATAAGCTGAACGCTCAATATTAAATTTTAATTTATAAAATGTTTCATTATTTGTTATATTAAATAGTGTAACATATTCATCATTTTGATAGCATTCAATATTATTAAATGGTAAAGATCTATGAAAATCATTTTTATGTTCTTTACATATCATAAGCGAACCGTTAAGGTCAACATGTAAAATATATATTTTAATACTGTTTTTTTCTATAAGGTCTATTTCAATACCTTTGACTAAAAGTTCAATAAAAGGTAATAGATGACTATTATTTTCATATTTTTTTACATTTTTATTGAATACATCAAAACAATTGATAACAGATATCATTTAAATAATTATAGATTTATTTAAATTATAATTAACGAGGTTATAACTTTTTAATAGTATAAACCCTTTAGTTTAGCCTCCATTATATATAGAATATTTTGTGTTGAATATAAGCCTATATTGTCTCTTATAAAAGGATAAAATTCTCCATGAAATACGTAAAATGACATAAATCTTGTTTTAATAGGGCTTTTTTCTAAATTATGATTTACAAAATCATAGGAATTATAAAAATAAGCTACCTCGATATAGTCATTGAATTTACAATGATAATCATGTAGACTATTAAGAATCTTAAAATCATGACTTGCTATTGTATGATAATATCCAGAATCTATTAATTTTTTGGCATTCGTAATGTATATTTCATCAATTTGCTTACTATCATATACATCGCCCTCATATATTCCTTTAACTAATCTAACATGTCCTCTCATAGTTAATATGTAATCTATTTTAGAACTTACAGATTCATTATACGCGGCAAGCGTAATACCAATATTTTTGTATCCCTTGGATAATAATTTAAGATAAAAGTTGTATTCGGTATCCAAAGTCTCTTGTATAATAGCCGATAGCCAGATAAAAATATTCTTTCGCTGAGCATAATCAACTATATCCAATAATCTTTTCCACTGCTGTTTCTTACATAATGACAACTGTTGTATTTTGATAGACATTTTATTACGTTTATAGATGGTTCCCGGTTTGCTTATTCTATCAAGATAATTTATAATTTTATAATATTCATAGTAAGAATTATTATTTTCTGTAAAAATAGGTAAAATGCTCAGACTAATTAAAAAATCATTATTAGTTATTTTTTGAATTACTTTTTGATTATCTTCTAATGTAGATTTTAGATTAAGTACATATATAGCATAAACAGCTATTAAGAAAAATATTATATATATAACTTTACTTAGCATATTATATATATCATATTAAATTATAATACCAATTTTTAATGATTAGGAAAATTATTTATTAGCATAAACTAAACCACCCATGCCATTTCTAATATCTAATATATTGTAGTTGACAAAATATACGGTCATATTATATTTGTAATTCTCGTTATAAGATGATGGTTCTTTGAAATTAACATTTAAAACAAGATTATCTATTTCAGACATATTTAAGAATCCGGTCGGCTGTATTTTCCCAGGAGATTTAGATAATGAATAAACAAGAATATCATCTACATATGTTCCATTATAATGCTGATATTGCTGTTCAAGATTAAAATATTTAGTAGATTTATATTCAAGTCTGTTGTTATTATCAATTTCAATATTCATTGAATCAATTATTCTTCTATCGTAAAATTTATGGTTTTGAATATCTATGGATGGAATATTATTATATTCTCTAAATTTCCAAATATCAAGCAACGATTTAAGATCCGATTGGCTATAAATTCTATCTTGTTTAAATGTTTGAAAGTCTTTATAATTAATTTCCACGTAATCGTTATTTGAAAAGTTACTCCATTCATTTCTTTTTTCAGCATCTGCCCTTTTAGGAACAATAATAATTTCTTTTATTGGATGATAAACTTCAAATTCAAAATTTTTAGTTCCTTCTACACTTAAAATATTAAAACTTGTAACTTGTTCTATTAAATATTTTTGAGAATTTTGTGCTATAAGATTTCTTTCCTTATTATCAAGAAATATATAGTTAATTTCAAGTTGAGGATCAAGTTCCCAAAATGAATTAATGAAATAATTTTCAATACTTAAGTTTTCTGGCGGTTTTACCCATCTGTATCTATCTTGGTTTAATGTAACACTTGCACTGTTAGTATGGGATATAGTTTCTTTATTAGAAATAAGACACAGATCTCTAAAAGATCTTAATTCAAAATCGATGAATACTTGATGATATTTAAGTGCTATAAGAGGTAATGAAAGTCCTCTGTTTTTAGTAAACCAGAATAATAAAGGAACAATAATTTTTTTTGATTTAATACTTGGCGAAGTATTGTAAAACTTGTTAATTTTATTTTCACCGTCCAATTGATTAGAGTTATGAACATGAAAATAAGTATTACTATTAATAGATTTGTCAAATATATCATTTTTACCTTCTAAATTATTTAATTTGAAATAGTTATATATAAATTCACCTGATATAGTTTCTATTAGTGTATCTTCAATATAAATTGACGCTGATTTGATAATACTTGTCCCAATATTTTCAATATATTTAAATCCATTTTCCTGTTCTGATTTTATTGCTGGAAGTTGAAATGTTAAAAAAATATTATCTATAAGATCACCATTTCTGGGAACTTTTACACGAAATTTACTGGTTTCGTTATAGGGTAGTCGTTTATTTATACTTTTTAAGTTACCATTTAAAATACTAAAATTAGAACAGGGAACATTTATTGTTGACATTGTAAAATTGGTATATCTCATGTAAACCTTTTTAAATAAATTTATATTGGGATTATTATTTAGATATGAGTCTTCAATTCCCTTAGTTGATAATTGTAGTAAGCCTCCGCCCATTTATATATATTTATATTATCCTTTAATGTAATATACTGAATATTTTACTAAATACATTATGACATGTAAATATTTCAACCGATTTGTTATCAAGACTAAATTTAAATAACCAGTGTCTGGGTATAAATAGAATATTATATTCGCGTAAAACGATATCTATTGCTTGAACTTTGGAGTTATTTTTATCTGGTAATTTATAATGTTTAAATACAGTGTCGTTTGATTTTTTATTATCAAAAAATTCAGAGAACTTAGGATTAATTAATTCTATATTTTGAGTTTTCATGCTTCTTATCATTAAAATTTCACCATTATGAGAAATGTAATCATTTGTTGGATTATACATTGTAAATTTCTTTGATATTGACAAGGGTGAATGTAAATTATATTTTTCCACATTATCTTTTAGACTAACTTCTTCTATAAACGTTATTATAAGTGGATTAAGTTGATTATACAATTCATTTCCATTTGTGTAATCGAGTTCTTGTTGTTGAATTTCATAACCATCAGCTTTTAATTTATATTTTCTGTAATGCATTATTAATAAAACTATTGTAGTTAAAATAAAAATTTTAGTGTATAATCTCATTTACTATAAATGAATATTTACTTTTTTTAATTTAAACACTATAACTATTTAAAGTTTATTTAATATTATTGATTATAATAATGTCTACTGAAAGATTAACAGCAAGAGTAAAATGGTTCAATCCTCGTGCGGGATATGGATTCCTTACCGATTGTAAAAACGCTGACGACGTATTTGTTCATCATACGGAAATTACAACATCAGGAAATGTATACAAAACACTCACCGCCGGAGAGTATGTAGAGTATGTTACTACCACTGACCCCACCGGAAAAGTTCTCGCAAACAACGTAACTGGTATTCTTAAAGGTCCGCTTCTCTGTGAAAGACCAAGGCCTAAGAAAAAAACTAAAGGACCAAGAGGAGACGAAGATGAAGATTCCGGTCCTGAACAAGCTGTAGGAGATCCCACTTCTGCTGCTCAATAAACAATTATATTTATATAAAGTTTTATATATAAATATATCTATGTCTAGTAATAATAATTTTACCAAAGATTTAATTGTAGGAGGTTTCGCTGGAGGATTTTCAAGAACAGTAACTTCACCTTTAGAAATTACTAAAATGTTACAGCAAAATTACCCTAATAATTTTGGTAAAAAATCGACTAGGTCTATCATAAGAGATGTCTATAAAAGTAATGGTATGAAAGCTTTATTTAAAGGTAATCTTACTAATTGTTTAAGGATCGTTCCTCAAAATGCTTCACAATTGGCTTTCTATAATTATTTTCGTGAAAACATGAATAACTCCTTCCCCGAATATAAAAATACTAATTCTTTTTTATCAGGGTCTTTTGCTGGAATAATTAGTTATAGTCTTATTTATCCTCTTGAAACTGCCAGAAGTAAACTATCTGTTGATATTTCCGGCTCAAATAAACAATATAATAGCTTATGGTCAACTCTTAAATATTCAGCAAGAACTAATGGTGTAAAAAGTCTTTATAACGGATGGTTAATATCTTCATTAGGAATGATACCATATCAAGGTATTACTTTTTCAACATACAGCTATATGAGAGAAAAATACAATCCTGAAAATAATAAATTAATCAATTTACCTATTGGGTCGTTGGCTAGTTTATTTGCGGTAACTGTTACCTATCCATGTGATGTAATTAAAAGAAAATATCATCTTTCAGGAGAACTTGGAAATATTAAATATAATAGTTATAGTCAACTTTTAAAATCAATGTTTAAAGAGAGTGGTATAAAAGCTTTTTACACAGGAATTATACCCTGTTATCTAAAGATGATTCCATCCAGTGCGATATTTTTTTTCACGGTTGAATTATTCAAGTAAATTTGATATTTATTTATATTAATTCTTTATTAATAAATATTTTATGAGTGTTGAACAAACAGACTGGAAACTAAAAGAGACTTTAGGTAATTATAAAAATGAAGGTGACCAATTTAATGTATATGAAAATTGTTCACTAAAAAAACCTGCTGATTATAATCCTGATATAGATATTATCTGCTATAAATCAAATTCTTCAGCATATAATGGGTATAACCAACATTATAATACAGGAAATAACATTTATGATAAATGTATTCAAAAGATTGTAACAAAAGGAACAATTCATCCTGTTGGTAATAAAAGGAAGACACCTCATAATATTAAATTAGAGCTTAAAGAGCATCAAAAAAGAATTTTACATGAAATGCTTGAAAGAGAAGATTACGAATACAGACTTTTAGATTCTCAAAATTTACTATTCTTGTGTGATAATGTAGGTAGTGGAAAGACTATTTCTATTCTTTCACTTATTGCGGAAAGACCCCAAGTTAAAAAAGTTTGGAAAAATAAGTATTATCTACCAAGATCAAAATTGAATAAATACGAACAAGAAAAATACAAAGTTACGGGAGTTACATTTAGTAATAGTTTGCATGTATTTAATTCAAATCTTCTAATTATTCCACATGGAATATTTAACCAATGGGAGAAATACATTGGAGAAAATACAAATATTAAATACTATGTTATAGGAACTAAAAAGAATATGAAAATGGATAAAGAGACTTATGATAAGGTTTTGAATGAAAACAGCATTATTTGTATAAAATCTACTATGGTAAAAGAATTTGTAGGTATTCTTAATTCATATTATGGTCAAACTGGTTGGAATATTGATCAGAATAATACTGTTCAGAATACCGACGACTTTAAATCAACTAATATTTCGGGAATAACAGGTGAAGTTAGGAAAGAAGCGAAACAGTTTATTAGTAATTTTACAAGTAATCCATGTAAAGATATTATGGACAGTTTCTTAGATAAAATTAATAAAATTAATGAAATGATTGATTACAAAGCATTGGGAGAATCAGGTAATATTGTAACATGTGATGAGTTTAAACATATCGCGGGGGGTGGTATGTGCCCAAATACACCAAGCGGATATATTTTCCAGAGAGTTATTATTGATGAAGCTGATTCTATTCACATTCCAGCATTCCCAACAATTCATGCGAAGTATACCTGGTTTGTAACATCGTCTATTAATAATTTGCTGTATCCACATAGAAAAGATAGGTGGGATTCAGGTAATAATAAATATGAAACTATATCCAATGGTATTAGGGGAACAGGGCTTATTAAAGATTCACTATTAAATGCTGTTGATTGGCAAAGACCTTCTAACTCATATTATAAAGGATATAATAGTTGTCGTATTTTTAAAACTATTGTAAGAAATCACCTTAAGTTTATTAAAGAGTCGATTTATATCCCGAAGCCTATTGTAAAATATCACAAATGCTTTACTCCGCCAGAACTTCTTGCTATTACAAATGCGGTAAACAAGGAAGCTTTGAAAGCATTAAATGCTGGTGATATTAAAAAAGCTATGAGTATGATAGGATGTGAATCTTCTACAGAAGATGATATTCTTAAATCTGTAAATGATAAGTTGTATAAAGAACTAGAAGTATGTAAATCAAATCTTTTAAATAAAAATAGTCTTTTACAAGCAGAGGAAAACAATATGGAAAGTGTAAAAGTAATGTTACAATCGGCTAAAGAAGAGAACTTTGATAAAGAATTTATCTTGGATCTCACAGAACAAAAGAACTATGTAAGTAATAGAATCAATAGCATCAAATCATCTATTAAAACATGGACAGATAATATTAATGGATTCGAATCTAAAATCAAAGGTATTGAGGAAAGAGTAAGCGGTTGTGAAAATAAAGTATGTCCTATATGCGCTTGTAATGTAACGGCACCTGCTCTTACTCCTTGCTGTAGAAATGTATTCTGTGTAAAGTGTGTATCAATGTCACTTGAATATTCTAAAGAATGTCCTTTGTGTAGACAACCACTTGAACTTAAAAAATTAAATATTATTGTATCTGAAAAAGTAAATTCAGACGAAAAAGATGTTGTTTTGCCTACAAAAATTGACAATATTATTACACTTCTAAAAGTAAATCCTGATAAAAGAGCTATGATTTTCTCGGAGTTTACTAATGCTCAAGCATTTATGGAACTCAAAGAAAAACTGAAAGAGATGAATATTAAATATGAAGTTCCCTATGGGTCTTCTGGAAGAATTTCAAATATAATTAAAAGATACAAAGAAGATAAGGAGCATCGGGTTCTTCTTCTTAATGCAAATTGTTTTGGTGCGGGCTTAAATCTTCAATTTACCGATGAAGTATATATATTCCATAGAATGAGTGTAGACCTCGAAAATCAGGTAATTGGACGTGCTCAAAGAATGGGACGAACAGGTCCTCTTAATATTCATTATATGTGTTATGAAAATGAATATCCCGAAAATTATGATAATAATTCTAAAGAAGATACTAATAGTAATGACGCCTCAATTGTAAATCAATATTTAGATGATGGTAATGAAACTGTCGTCAATACTATACCCTCTCCTAACTCTCCTAAGATTGATCAACCTAATACATCTACGTAATTTTAGTATTAGTGAAGTTTATTGAAAATTAATTTAGCTAACTCATTATTTTTTAATAAAAATATATATATATGACTAAATCTTGTCCACAACATGGGGCTAATTGTGATATGCGTTGCAGAGACCCAAATGTAGATAACGGAATGATGACTAAAGTATGGGGGCCAGCCGGTTGGCTTTTTTTACATTGCGTTACATTTGGATATCCTTATGCTATCAATCCTGAAAATCTTGATCACGCTTACAAACAAGACCATTATAAAACCTTTTTTAATCTTGTAGGATATATCTTACCTTGTAAATACTGTAGAGAATCTTATATTGAATTTGCCAGAGAAACACCTATTGATAATTTTTTATCAAAAAGAGAAGACCTTACTAAATGGCTT